TAATTTTTCTGTACTAGCTACAAGTATATCATCTGAAAACTCAAAGTAATCTTCGTCTTCCATCCATTTTAAAACACCATCAGATGTTTCACCATCAAATGTAACTGTTATATCTGTACCTGCAGTGCCTGCACCGAAAGTTAATGTATTACCAAGTAGCTTTGTAATAGCACCACCTTCATTAGCAGTACCGTCATGTGTATGACCTGTACTTGCTTCAAAAGCGGCTAGTAATTGATTAAATTCATTATTTAAATCAGATGCCTCAATGACGTTTCCGTCAACAATGTTACTAGAGCTTTGTCTTGTGTATGTTGCTCCCATTTATCTTCTTCCTCCCGGTGTAAATTCTAATTCAAATCCTCTAAGTGAGAATGGGTTATTTGAACTTGTATCTGTTACTTTTAATGCTATAGCAAAACCAGAACCCTCAACGGCCTGTCTTGTTATAGGTAAATCACTTTGTCCGTAAACGGCTGTGCCATACTTACCACTTCCAAGTATTGCACCATCGCCAGATGTTGTTAAACTAAAAGCGTTTGGTTGTGGTGTATCACTATCATCATAGTTGTATCTTAAAAATAAACTAGCATCTACAGCACCTTCTGGCTTCCAGTTAACATTTACTTTTTGCATGTTTTTTCTAACACCCGGGTCACCCATTGTTATATCTGGAGACCTAAATGTAGCATCCATGTTTTCTGTAGTTGCGGCTCTGGTAAAAACATTACCATCATCTTGTTTATAGATGTAACCATCATAACCACCATGAACAGTAGTTTCTGTAGAACTAATTAAATCTGAATCACAAGCAGATACTTTTATTCCTTTTATATCTGCGTACTCAAAACCCATCTGTCCTGTGTTTGGATTTTGTTTTATTACTGCTATTAATCCTTTTGAGCTTGCCTCTGCTCCTAATGTTATTGGATAAAATAAACGATATTGTGATTTGTCTCGTATAACAAGTGAAGTAACATTGTCATAACCAATATCATTTATTCTATCTTGTACTTGTTTTGATACTGTGCCTAATTCTACGTCACCAATTCTTGCTGTACCTGCAATCGTACGAATACCATCTGCCGCCAAGAATATAATATCACCGCCTATCTCTTGTATAGAGTGATGAGATAAAGTACCTATACCTTTTGCTACTTCGGCTTTTGCAAAATTACTAGAACTTGTTCCTGTTATTTTAAATATACTTGTTTCACAAAAAACAAAAAGTTCATCACGAAATACTTTAAGGCCAGTAATAACATCACCCATAATAATTGACCCTGCATTTGTATCAAAGTCATCTTCTGTGTATGGGCCAGAAAATATTAATGTCGATGTAGCATTAGACATACCGCCATAAAACATATGGTTTGCAAAAGACTTTACAAACTTAGGATTAGTTGGTGCAGTTCCACCATCAGTTGCATTTATTATGTCTTCAGTATAACTAGTGTCTAATGTAAAAGCCGCAGATTCACCTGTTGCAATAATTATTTTATCAGTACCATTAAAATTATACTTATCAAAATCATAAGTATTTGTTGTGCCTTTTCCTGTTGCACGAGAAGTCCAACTACCAGAAGTAGAACCTGTGTAGATAGTTCCGCCTCTTGCCGCTACAACTAAATCATTAAATATAGCACACAATTGTATTCTTTCAGTAGATGCAGAAACTTGAGGTACAATATTAGAATTAAATTTTGTTGTTCCGTTTAATCTTCTATACCCACCTTCAATACTAGGCTCAAAGTTTTGTAACTGTAACGCTTCTCCCGGATGCATTGCAAAAACGTCTTTGTTTAAAACTAAGCCGCCCGCACAGCTTACAACCATAGGTTTTTGTAAACCGGTATAAGGCATTAGTAACCACCCATTCTACCGCCATTATTTACTCTATGGTCTGTCATATAAGAAAAATTATTTATGTATTCTACTCTAAGTGCTTTTAATCCTTCTTTATATTCTCTATCAGCTAACTGTGCTGATTGTAAATCAGAACGCAAAATGTGAGCATAATACTTTGCTCTATTAATTATTATATCTTTAAACCTATCATCTAAATCTATTGTGTCACTGTGTGCAGATAAATCAGTGTGTACTTTCCAATATTCATATTGTATTGTATAATTACTTGCATCTGGCACAGGTGATAATCCAAACTTTTTGTCTTGTGTTGGATAAACTATACTTGGTGTTCCATAAGAATCTGAGTCGTTAGTTAAATCAGTTTCTAAAAATCTTCTATTCCAATCATCATATGTTATATACTTTAATCTTCTAACTGGTATGTCTTCAGATACTCTTACATAATCTACATCTAAATTAGTTGTAGTAACTGTATTGTTTAATGTAACAAAAGTTGTTTGTGATGTTGCAGTAAATGTAGTATCTAATACAGCACCTGCTCCAAAATCTTCTACAGTTAATGTTGTATTTAAATTTTGTGTTCCTTCAGCCGCAGTTCCTACTTGTACTTTAAGAGCCGCACCTACACTATTAGAATCAAATACTCTAACATGTAATTTGTAACTTTTGTTTACTACAGTTGATATAGATTGATGTGCCGCAAAATCATTTAATCTTAATCTGCCATTACCACCACTATTATAAGCCGCACTACCGCTACCTGCTATTGTAGTCCAACTGCTAATATCAGAAGTAAATTCACCGTTTGTTATTAGTTCTTTTGGAACAAGTCTAAACGTTTGCCAATCCATTTTTCTATATGGTTTGTCACCAGTTTGAGGTGAATCAGTTGTAGGTAAATCATACGTTCTTTGACCTGCATTAGTATCTTGAGTTGTAGATTTGTATAAATCTGGCACCTCCGATAAGCTATTGTAAACTTCGTGAGTAGCTTTTAGAACAAACTTTTTTACTGACGTTTGAATACCTCTACTACTAGAAAAGCTAGAAGAAGTTAATTCTGATTCGTTAAGTTCATTTAATACATTATTTACTAATGTTAAAAAAGTTGTAGCCATGTCTCCCCTTGTTTATTGTATCGCCAATCCATGTTCTGTCAAGTTTTTTTACGTTTTTTACCCTTATGCTTATTTGCAAAATTACGGGCAGATTCTACTGAGCGAAAACCCCATCTCCTAAGTGCTAGTGCCTTTCTAGTTGGGCGACCTTTTTCATCTTTCATTGGGCCTTTCATTCCTGCAAATCTTGCGGCAAAAGAAATTCGGCGTGGATTGACACCCCGTTTTACTGGAGGTTTTAAATTAGCACCTTCTTTTCTTTTAAAGTACGCTCTACCTTTTGCAGTAAGTCCACCTTTAGGGTTCTTATGTTCTTTCCTCATTTTTTAGCTGTTTGTTTAGCTCTTCTAAAATTTGCCGCAGTTGGTGCACCTTTAGCACCTTTCTTACGCATTTTTTCTCCACGCTTTCTTTTTGCATGAATATTTGCATATAATCCTTTTCTAGGCATTATGAGTATCTCCTATAACTAGCAGTTTTCTTTGCTATTCTTTTTGGTTGTTTACTATGCTGTTTACCTTTTTTCTTAGCTTTTCTTTTAGCTCTGGTAGTAGCGGCATATTCTTTTGCAGATAATGCTTTTATAGCTTTTTCTGGTAAATACCTTTCTCCAGTTTCACTAGATTTTTTACCAGACTTGGTTCTCCATTTTTGTTTACCCCAAGCTTTTAAACTTCTCTGGGATTTAGCTAGAGCCATGTCTTTTTTGTATTGGCAACTTTAAAGTAAGAGATGCACCTTTGTGTGGAACAAACTTACCTTTATGTTTCATAAGTTTTATACCACTTTTGTTTTTCATAAAATGAAAACCTTTAGGTGCTTTTATTGTTTTTGTTTCAGCCATTACTTGTAACCTCCGCCTGCTTTTTTATAAGCCTTAGCCAGTGCTTGAGCCTTCCTAGCCGACCATTGACCGGCCCTAGTTCCATGAGATGCTTGTGCCTTTATGCGATTAAATATTTTTTTACGCATACCCGGCTTAGTATAGTTTCCTGCTTTATTTACAGTAGACTTACTTTTTCTTTTTGCCGCCATACATCATCTTTTTTTTAGTTCTTGTCATCATTCCGCCACCATACATAGTTTTCTTTTTCTTCATAGTGCCACCCATCATTTTTTTCTTTTTCTTCATAGCACCGCCATACATTTTTTTCTCTTTCATATCCATGGAAGCTTTTTTCATAGATTCTTTTTTATCTCCATCTTTATCTAAATCAATGTAATCTGGTTTCATTTTACCACCTACATTCATTTTCTTTTTCTTTTTCTTTTTCATCATGCTTCCGCCATACATTTTCTTTTTAGGTTTCATTCCATGTTTCATTTTTTTCTCCTACTTTTTTTACGGCTTTTTTCTATCTTCTGCATAGTGCCGTATACATATGCATCAGTTCTTTTTTTACCAAGTTTAAGCTTTTTAGCTTGTTTCTTTAGTCTTTTTTTTAGTTCTTTAGGCACTACAAGTATCGCAGTCTTCTGGACAAACACAATCCTCGTGCCTTAGTGCACCACATACTATACAAGGATTACTCATCTGCATCTCTACAAGTACAAATTTCTTTTTCTAAATGACAAGTGCATAGTAATATGCAATCACATTCTAATCCTCTTCCACAATCACAAGGTCTAATCAATTTTATCCTCCAGTATCTTCAAAAGTTTATCTAATTTATTTTCTATCTTCTCTATTCTTTTTTCTAAGTCTTCTTTACTTTCGTCAAAAAACTCAATCTTTTTTTGACTAGCAGTCATATTCCAAATTTTTCCAGTTTCTTCAGTCATATTTTTTTAAGTATTTACAAGGTTTATTTGTGTGTAGTCCACAACATTGACCACACTGCGTACACTCCCCATCATACTTATTTGTATTTTCATTCCAAATAAAAGTACACTCTTTTATTCCCAATGGTCTCATAATATTATCAGAACATTTTTTTGGTTCCCAAAACATTATTTCAAGTTTATTATTTATAATAAATCTTTTGTTAGGATTACCGGGAAAATAATCTTTTGTTAATCCAAGTCGTGATGATTCCCAACAACCATCAGCATTATTTGTAGAACTAAATCTTTTTTCTATGTTATCATACACAGAACAATAATACTTGGACATACAGTAAAGGGGGCACAAAGGCCCCCATTATTAATTAAAATTATGAGCTGTTAGAAGCAGTTTCATCTGAACCGCTAATATCACACATAACTGCCCATACTCTGAGCTTACTTGCATTATCCTGTGCACCTAACACTTTAACATCAATTGTGTCAGCAGAACCATATACATGTCCTACATTTGAAGCGTTAATTACTTGAGCACCATGACCAGTAGACGTTGAGTCTAGGCCATCAATGAATCTATCTACATCGCCACCGTCACCTACGTCAAGTGTAACACTTGAAGGTGAAGCAGTTAGTACTTCAATTCCTGCATTAATAACTAGAGTTTCGGCAGGTACATTTAATACCTGTACGATGTCGTTAGCCGCAGGGTCAAACAGTGATAAATCAACTGTGTTTTCAACCCAATAAGGCTTCCTTCTAGTAGAAGGATGTCCGGCTGTTCCGCCTGTAACTTTACTATAAGTTGTCATTTAATCCTCCTATATTACGATAGAACAACTGCAGTTCTTACAATAGCTTCTGGTCTTAAGACCTTACTACCATAAACATGCAATCCTCTAACAATGTCAGAAAATGAATCTGGGTCTCTTACAACTTCTGTTTTCGCAATGTGCGAAGCAGTTGAAGTAGAAGACATATGACCTGCTAATACATAGTACTCGTTTGAAGAGCCAGATGCAGTAATAATGTCAGTTCCAGAAATATTTAATGCTGTTGATTTGTACAGGCTCATTCCTGCAATAGATTTAGTTGTTACCAATCCATTACGCAACGCTGAAACGCCATCACCCATTACAGACGCATCCATAACTTTTGATGCCGCCGCAGATAGTTGTTCGTAAAAAATTGGAGGTGCTACAAACCATCTATTTTCTTCTGGTACAGATTGGTCGTCTAGTTTTCTAGCCGCTTCTGCAATTACACTGTATGCTAAATCACCAGTGTTAGCAGTTACAGATGTACCTGCATTAATACCAGAAGTAGTTGATATATCTTCTAAAACATCTCTATCATATTTTCTTTTTAGAGCATAAGCACCAGAAGAGGTAGCTAATGCTTCAAAGTTAATATGTGATTGTCTTTCTTCAATATCATCTACTTTGAAAGCAAAATAATTTGCAGTGTCAACTACAAGGGTAGTTTGGTCATCTGCAATATTTTGTAGATTAGTTTGAGAACCTTTTGTGTAAGATTGAACCGTAATTGCCGGTTCTTTAATGATTCTTACCGTGTCGCCGTAGTTTTCAATTTCTCCTGTGTAATCAGTGTTAGTGATACCCTCAACAACAGAGCTTCTTCGGAAAAACTTGAGAACTTTTTGCGAATAAATGCTAGGTAGCCAATTGCCCGAAGGTAAATTGTCATAACCCGCAGATGCTGATATAGCCATTTTAGTTCTCCTTTAAGGTTAAGTTTAAGCACGAGTATCAATTCTGCCTTCTTTAAAAGCTAAATCAATCTCCTTCTCGTACTTTTCATACATCGCAGGATTCATCTTTTGAATCTCGGATGCCTTCCAAACTTTCTTGTTAGTGTTGCCATCAACGTTTACAGACTTGGCCTTTGTCCTTGTCACACTTTCTGCCGCACTAGCATTTGATTTGGGTTTGCTTTTGCTTAAACCCTTGTCCGCTTTGTACAAATCTAGAACACGAATTGCCCATTTAGAATCTTTATTGTTTTTAGTTACACCATCTGATATTGATGGAGGTTGTCCATCTAACCATTCTAAAAATTCTGGTGTATCTTTTGTTTCAGTAAAGTCTGGGTGAGCATTTAACAATTCCCTATACGCACTCTGCACAATCAAATCATCTTCTCTTTTACGAAGCGTTTCTACCTCTTTTTGTAGAGATTCAACTTGTCGTGTAGCTTGTTTTTGAGATATTGTCTCTACCACATCATATACGTCTGGATATTTTTTCTTAAACTCAATAAGTTCATCATCAGTCTTTGGCGGAACATAGTTCGCCATAGCCTTGTTCTTTTCTGCAATTCTAAGTTTAGCTTCTAACTCTTCAGTTTTTTGCTTACTTTCGTTTTGCTTTCTATCATAATGAGCTTTAAGGTCATCATATCTTTTCTTATAGTCATGGTTAGGTTGTGTTTCATTTTTTGTAATGAAACCTGTTTCTTCAGGAGTAGCCTCATCGGTGTCCTGTACAGCCTGTCTTGGGTCTTCTACTTCTTTATCCAAATCTTTATGATATGCATTTTTATATAGAGTTGACTCTTCTTCGACAACCTCGTTTTCTTTACTTTGTAGTTCAGCTTCTTTAGCTTTCGCTTGAGCCATGTTTCCTCCTTCGGGGTCGCAATATGCGAGTAGCCGATTTGGTTGTTAAGTGCATAGGGGTCATACCTAATGTATGAGTAGCCGTGCACTAATCCCGATTACTCATCGGGAAACTTTTTAAAATGTTTTTGAAAATCCTAAGTAACCTTGAGTGCCAGATGGATTTGCTCCTACTTGCAATTTACCACCCATTAAATCAAACTCACCGGATAAAATTTTATCACTAGCAATCTTTGATAAAGTATCTGCTACTGCTAAAAATCCAGTTGTTACTTTTTGTTGTTTGTTAGACATATTTTGTATTAATTCTTCTTTTAATTTTTTTGCTATTAAATCTCTTGCTACCTCTTGTGGTTTTACTTTGTCACCAGATTGTAATTTTTGAGGATTTAATTTTTCTACTTTTGATTCATTGATAGCATTTATTATTTGTTCATCAGTAAACATTTGTTTACTACCTTCTTGATTAATCATTACTTTCATTAAATTTAATAATGTATTATCATCTTGTGTATTTATTTTATTGTTACCAAATTGTTTTTCAATAGCCTTTGTATATGAGTCTTTATCGGTTCTACTAAACATATTTATTATTTCTTTAGGAGTTTTATTATTATATTGATTTCGTAAAACGTAAGCACCGGCTCTTAATCCATTGTTTATATCATTAAACATTAAATAGTTTTCTGGTTGGTTTCCTTTATCATCAACTCCAGTTACTCCAAAAAATCCTACTGTATTTTTATTAGCAACAAGATTGAGAGGATTATTATTTCTATCTGCTCTTACTGTGTCACCTTCTTGCATTTTTATAGGTTTCAAAAATCCCTCAAAACTTTGTGACCTACTAGCTAATTCTGCTTCATCATCTTGTGCTTCTGGAGACATAGGTGATAGTAATCTTCTACCTACCGAACTTTGTCCTGCAAAACTTTCTCTTGGTACAGCTATAGGTTGATTTTTATTTTCGTCTAAATTTATTTGACCACCTACTTGAGCATTTTGAACATTCATCATTCCTTGTGGTTGAGGATTTTGTTGTATCTGCTGTTTTTGTTCTTGCTCTTCTGCTATTTCTCTTACTCTTTCTTTACCTCTATTATTTATTTTTTCTAATCTATCGTACCCTATTTCTTCTGCTTCTGCTTTTGATATAACGATTTCTTTATTACTAACATCAACATCAATATCTCCTGCTTCTCTATCAGTTAATTGAACGCCTCTAGCTCGTAAGCTAGCTCTAGCATTTTTAATCATGTTTAGTATATCAGCTTTTCCTGCCATTGCTACAGCCGGTGCATTAATAACAAAATCACCCTCTTGTAATTGTCTAGGAACATCATCCGCTACTCCAGACATATCTTTATTAGGTTCATTAATAACTTCTGTATTACCAACTGGTACTGGGCCACCTTCTTGTAATCCATAACCAAATTGAGAACCAGAGCTAGCAAAATCTTTATAATAACTTTCGTTTTTATCTACTGACGATTGATACTGATTACCACCAATAAATACATCTCCACCACCGCCTTGGTTAGCACTGCCTTGATTATTACTACTAGTTTGCTGTGGTTGCTGTTGAATACCATCTTGTTGAGCACCAGTAGAAATAGTTTTACCTGTAGGTGTTTGATATGTTTGCTGTATTGTTTGACCACCAGACTCTATTGTACTAAATAATTTAGAACCTTCTGGTAAAGTTTCTTTAAACTCACTAGCATAAAAAGTAAAATCTGGTCTTTGTTTTCCTGCCGCATCATATGCTGACAAAGTAGAAGCTAATAAACCCGGTCTGTATTGTTGTAAATCTCTTAATGTTTTTTTATCAAACATATCATTTTCAGCCGCATAATCAAAAAAATTTCTTATCGCATCTCCATCAACACCTGCTTTACCGTAAATAGTATTCATCTGTCTATATGGGTCAGCAAAAGTTGTTGCCATTTTTCTAAATAACTGTTCACCACTATAATTAAGATACATTTTATCTTTTTTAAATGTGCCATCTTCAATGTCTTTTATCATTTCAGTAGCGGCCTTTTGCTGTGCTCTTCCGTGTGAAAACCAAGATATTGCCACAGCAGGGAGTGCCGTTGCTCCCCCAAATATAGCTCCTATCATGGGTTTTACTACTGCACGCATTGGGTCAGTATCTTGTAAACCTAATGATTCACCAGTAGCAGGGTCAGTTGACTCAGCTTTTAATCCCATCGCTTTTAATTTATTTCTATATCTATCAAATAAATTTTTATTTTTAGATGTATTAGGAATACTAGTGTCATTAAATGAAGTATTATTATTTACTGAGTTACCTGCGTTAGTAGGAACACTTTGTGATGAAACGCCTAAATTATATTTTATAGCACCATTATTAATATTAATCATTGGTGATTGACTTGAAATAGGAGCATTAAAAAAAACTTCTTGTTCTCCGGTACCAAGACTTAAACCAAGCATTTCATCTTCAATACCAAGTCGTTGACCTGCAACATCAGTTCTTTTTTTAACAACATCTAAAGAACCTAAATTATCCTGCATATCAGCAAGCTTATTTACATCAACTTTATTTATTCGTTCTTTTAGTTCTGGTGTTAAATTATTAAATTCACTAACTGTCAGTGGCTCTCTACCGCTAGATGCATATAATGCATTAGCTTTTTTAAATAGCTCTGCATCGTCTTTTGCTAAACCTGTTGCTAAAGTTTCAACCATTATTCTCCCTATTTATTTTTATCAAATTCATTTATGTTCGCTCTAAGAGTCAGAAGCTCCTCCAGTAAAATTGCCTTCCCCTGATTGCGGAATATTTCCTGTTCCGATTGTGCCACCACCAACGCCCGATGGGTCATTTGGATTTGCTCCTGCAGGTACCTCTCCATTGGCTCCCATAGGGCCGGATTGTTGACTATTCCCTTGAGTTGACTCGCTTGTTTTTTGTTCAGCATTTAAACCTCGTAATATTTCTGCAAATATTTGTGCATCATTCATATTGTTTACCAGACTATCTGGGTCAATATCTTGTGCTATTGCTAACTCCCTAATTAAATTTGGTATCTTAATAAATGGTGCAAGCATTGGGTTAGCTACAGTCTGTAACAATGTTGTTAGTCTCTGTGACCTAACTTCTTTTTGCATTATACTAGAAACACCTCTTGGCTTTATTTCTAAATCACCAACTATGTCTTGATTTTCATTATCAAATTGCATATTCCACTGAAACATTGCTTCACCCAGTGGCTTAAGTAAAAAATCATCTATATTTTTCATTACTGTTTTTATAGATAAATTTGCTCCACTAAGTAACATTGATAATCCAGAAGAAGTTCTTCCTGTTCCAGATACACCTGTCTGGCCGTGCATAACGGACGGTATACCTGTTTCTTCATCTGCAAGTTGTCTCGCTTGCATATACATCTGTAGATTTTCTGGTGCAGTATTAGGAAATTTCAATCCATTTATTGCGGTTCCTGTGACACCAGATTGTCGTCTAAAGATTTTTCCCGGAAATATATCCATATTTTGACCCGGAACTAGTGATGCTTCATCAACATCGAATACTAAATTACCTGCTAAAGCTAAGTTATCAATAGCCATTCTTACATGACCGTTCATAAGTAACTGTGCATCTTCCATATTTTCTGGAACACCAATACCAAATAATTGATAAGGGTTTATTTCATACGGAACAGATTGATAAGGTATTCTTTCTGGTGTAAATGGATTTAAAACTGCCCTTAGTACTTTACCATTACATATCCAAGCATTTATTTGTACTTCATCAAGAGCAGATAATTGATTTATTTCTAATCCTATTTCACTTGCTAAATATGTATCTAGTGTTCCCCAGTATTCTAATACTTCATATCTATCGACATCATAATTTGCTTGAGCATCATATGATTGAATAATATCTTCATAGTATTCTTTCGTATAATTAGCACCCATCTCAAGACATTCAGATATTGCATCCTCATCAAAATAAGGATGTTTTATTAAATCTCTTAATTGTGTTCTTGTAAGTTTATGACGCTCTATAGTATAATTACAATCTTCAATACTAGTTGCATCTGGGTCTGGAAAAAAATCCCAACAAGATACAGCCTCTATTCTTGGAACTTCTTTGTTATATGGAGCATACATTTTTTCTCCATCAATAGTATCCCAACGATGAACTGTTTTAGCATAATTAAAAGGCCCTTTAACAATACCTGTTCCTAATAAAACAGATTCAAATATTGCGTGTCTCAAAACATTTACAGCATTTGTATCTAATAACTGGTCATGTATTAATTTTTCCATCCTGCGTGCTGTTTCTTGTGCAGGATATATTTCTGGCTGATTAGGTATTCTTGCTCTTCCCTCTGCTAAATTTGCACCTTCATATTCAGATTGTAATCCTCCTAACGGAGTTGCATTAGTAGCTCCCGGAAGTATCTCTTTACCATCCCCCGGAAAACCGACAGATGATTCTAGATTTTCTTCTCCCGGAACACGCAAGTGTGCAACATCCGCAACGCCTTCCGGCACTGGAGTAGAACCTACTGTAATAGGAAATTTTTTATTAGCAAATAAAACGTCAACAATTTGACCATATGCGGCAAGAGTTTTTGTTTTAGTAATTTTTACAAAAACTTTACTTTTTTCATTATCACGAAATTGAGTTGTGTTATCATACACACCTCTGTAATTTTTGTAAGCTCTTAACCATCGAGCCTCATGGGTTTGTCTAGACGCTTTTGAATCATTGTATTTTGATTCAATATAGCCTACTATTCCCGGAGCCTCTTCCTCTGGCATAGTTGAAGTTTGGTCAGTGCCTTGAACTTCATCAACCATTTTTTACCTTTTTTTTAATAATCTTTATCTTTATCTGAATTTAAAATAGACGCATCTAATTTAGCTGATTTTGATTTACCTTTTGGAAATGGTTGGATTATTGGATTTTCATCGCCTTCTTTAATTTCTGTTGAAAATTGTAAAGGCATACGAGTTAATGGAGCATCTGGTGCATCCACATTTTGCTCGCTTTGTTTCATGATATAATCTGCTCCAAAGTTATAATTGTTTCCCGGCATTTTTATCTCCTTAGTTATTTATTAATTTAGGTATTACCCTTAATACCCAAAAACTGCATCACTGGGTTCATAAGCAACCCTGTCTTTAATTTTATTTAATGCTGTATTTAATGTTGGCTGATTAGATTGTCTAGTCATAATCATATATCTCAATGCATCGTAGGCATGGTCATCAGCTTTTGTATCAACATCTTCTGGATTTGTTTTTGATGTAGGTATACTTGATAACGTACGAATTAAATTTGTACAAGTAGCAAATATTTTTAATTTTGGCTCACCAGTTTTTTCGTTGATAGCTAGTCTTCTATGCATTTCTACTTTACCAGATATTCTATCTCTGTCAGCAGGAACCCATCGAACACCATTTCTAATCATAGTTTCAGCTATACTAGGCCCAAGACCAGTTTTATTCCAACAACTTGTATCTAATATAGACATTGCCATTGTTGGGTCTGCTCTCTCCATCTCTAAAATTAAACGAGCTAGTCTTTCGCCAGTATATCCTGCACCATATAATTCACGATAGATGTAAATGTTTCCATCAAAATCTACTGTTCCCCATAAAACGCACGATGGTGATGCATACCCATAATCTGCTGAACGAAATCTTTGCCATCCTATCGGAATATCAAAAGGTTCCATAACATGCAAAGGTCTAGCAAACTCTGGAAAAGCCGCACCTTCTGCAACTTCCCAATCACCATCTAATAATCTTTTTCTTTCTACTTCTGGTAAAGAACGAAGCATAGCTTCATACTGACCATCCTGCATTAAGTATGGATTATCTGTTAATCTAGCAGGTATAAACTTTCTTTGAAATAAAGGTTGACCTGCCTTTTCGTGACTCTGTGGCCATCTGTAGACCTCTCCAGAATCAATATCACACGCCGCAAAGCTCTCATATGGAGGTGAAGGGTCAATGTACATTTTCTTTACCCACCAACCACCTACACCGCCGGGGTTAGCAGTGCACCTCATATAAGGTTTTATCTCGGGATTTGTCGTTCTTAATCTAGAACGCAAATACTCCCAAACAAAGGGAGTAGGATAATGTGTAATCTCATCTAATCCTATCCAGTTAAAAGCTTGCCCTTGATATCTAGTAACATCTTTATCCCTGTCTAGGTAGGAAAACCATGCAGTTGCTCCACTAGGAAACATCCACATAGATTTAGATTCTTTAAAAACTGCACCCGGAAATGCTTTTGGGTACAATTGTTTACTTTTATCTATTAATTCTGTAAGTTCATCTAGAGTTCTTCTAATTAAAAGTGCTCTATGGTCTGGTAAGTGTGCGTACCTAAGCAAATCTGCTAGTAATGCGTATGATTTACCACCGCCTGCGGCACCTCCATAGAGTACATCTCTCTCGGGTGAAGCCAAAAAATCTGTTTGTGGGCCTTCATTTGGCCTAAATATTACGTTATCTAGGTCTTCTATGTGTTCTTTTAGTGCTTTTGGTGCTACTTTTAGGTCATCTTCCGTTAAAC